TGTTCCGCCTGTACCTGTTCCGCCTGTACCTGTTCCGCCTGTACCTGTTCCGCCTGTACCTGTTCCGCCTGTACCTGTTCCGCCTGTACCTGTTCCGCCTGTACCTGTACCTGCATCAGTTCCCGCACCTGCACCTGCACCTGCACCTGCACCTTCTCCGGTTCCAATTGATCCTGCTGCACCCGCTGCTAATCCTTGGGCTTCAGGAGAAGCGGCAAAGGCTTTAGCAATACAACTTAAAGATTCACCACTAGCTGCAGCATTTTGCCAGAAAGCCAGACCAGCTGCATCTGGGGCGCGACCTAATATATTTTGATAGTCTGCAACAATTGAAGAAGTTTCTGAAGGTGTTGCTACCAATGGAGTAGAAGCGCCACCTCCAGCATCAATCATACTTCCGGGAGTATCACTGGGAAGCGATGAAGGAGTTGTATCTGTAACTGAAGAGCCGGGAGCAATTGGATTTCCATAGCAATCTACTCCAGTAACAGTTACAGTTCCTGTTGCTGCAGTTGGCGCATAAGTTGTTGTGGGATTGACCGCGTTGTTTAACGGCCCTTGATAAACTCCACAACCATTGTATAAATTAGCGCCGTCAGTATATAGATTACCACTTACAGGCACCATGTTTGAAAGATCTGCTGTACTTACATTAGGTACAGTTAAACCACTTTGCAAAGCATTACACACCGCGCCTGTTGTAAAACCAGTACCTGTACCGTTAACATTTGGCACACAAGCACCAGCGGATCCCGCAACACCGATTGCACAAGCAATACCTTGACCTGCGTATGCTAAAGCCCCAGATTCTAAACCGGCACCAATACAACCTGTTTTTATAGTTGTTGCTGTTGCACTAATCGCTGGGATTAATTCTGGTTGCCCTACAACAGCTGCAGTAACGTCAGCAACAGTACCCCAACCGCCGGGAACTGCAGATTGAACTGCACAACAAATTTGTGCGCCCATACAACCGATTGCTTGGCCAATAGAACAAATTACACAAGAAAATGCAGAACCAATCGAACAAAGTACACAACCGGAACAGCAGCACCCTTCAAGGGTAGCTGGAGCTGAACCAAATAAACTTAGTTTTTTCCTAAATGCTCGTTGGGGTAAAACGCCGTAGTGCGGATCTAATTTCATACTAAAGCCATCCAGTTGTATATGGGTTTGTCAGAGCTTTTAACTTGCACGCCGGCTTTTTTTAAAAACTGCACAATTGCGGGATTATTTGCTTTTCCATATACCGCTTTTAATTTAGACTTTCTAATCTTTGCAATAAATTCTTTTAAAGAATGCAACAATTGCAACGGTGAATCTTCAGAAAACAAATGCAATTCGGCTTCATTTGGCGCAATATAAACACCAAATAAAACCGAATTGTTTTCATGCAATAAAAACCCGTTACCTTTTGAAACAGTTCTTTTAATTGCGAGCAAAACTTTACGGGGGTTTCTACCCTTTTTTTGTTTGTTAGCTGTTACTATTTCTGTTGGTGTCATGTGTGCAAATTTGAGTAGCGTCGTATGTTGTTAATGTTTGAGGCTTTGGTTTAATAATTGCTATGGAGTTTTGCCTATCTATTTCCATTATTCCAAAACAGCACACATTCCAATCCTCGCTGTTGTTTTCTCTTTCACTAAAAGACGGTACGTGTAATTGAAAATGTTTAAACAAATATTCTTGGCCATTTTCAAAAACACGCCAAACATGTTCTTTAGTGCCGCGTCCGGGATTACCCCGGGTTTTATTAAAGCGAATTAAATACTTGTTCATATCACAATCGCTTTTTTCTGTTGGATATCCGAAACTTTCACAGAAATATTAAAGTGAATAAACTTAAATGGGTTGTCCGATCCATTACGAGTAAATGAATGCGGCAACCAAGAATTAGTAAAAAACAAACTTCCCGGTTTGCCATCAAATACGATTGCGCTAGTTGCGTCTGTTACCTTAGAATGATCTGCTTCGGATAACGCATTTTGCTGCTTTCGTTCTCTTGGATCATGTACAATCATTCGTGGGCATTTTTCTGGGCATTCCAAGAAATAAAATCCAACGATTTGAACACCATCATTATGAATATGTTGTTCCATATTGCCATATTTATAATATTGCTGCCCCCACATCGAATGGAAATAAGTAATCTTATTATCCATATCGTACCCTTGGGCCTTCATAATGTTCCAAGCAGTACCCACTAAGTATTGGGTGAACTCTTGCAACCTTGGATCAAAGACCATATTGCCTGTCATAACAGACGGGTATAATTCGTTTACTGGGCTTACTTCAAGCGAATTCTTAACGTACTCATCAAAAACAGGAAGCACCATAGACACAAAGTCTGGTTTTTCTATAAAATAAATCGGTGTTGCAAAGTAGTTTCCTGTTTGCAAAGTGTCTTTCACACTTTTCTCGGATGACATAATAATTGGCCTAAGTTAAGTTGATTATACCTACATATACTAATGCAAATATATCACACTTTCCGCCCTAAATCAATAACTTGGGCCGTTAATAATTAGGGTAAATTCCCTAGCCCAATCCTGCCAATTTTCAAAGTTATCCGGACTTGGAACTGGGTACGGCTCAAAAGCTGCTAAACTGGACATATGCTGAGCCGCCCTTTTCCAGTCTTCCTCTGGCGCGAATAAAATGTGTTCTTGGCTGTAATAAATTGCCAAGTTTCCATTCCAATCTTCCCAGCTCATCATGTCTGGAACGCATGGAAAAAACTGACCGACAGGAGTTTGCTTATGGGCGCTCATCGCCGTATTCAGCGGTAATAATCAGTTTACCCATTTCGTAATTGCCACCCAATGTATTAGATTCAAACTTTAATTGAACTAAACGATGTTCAACACGAAGATCAATTTTACCAGTATCAGGATTAAAATAATATGGACCAGAATCTTCTTCATCGGTTGTCATAGCTCCACTGGCAAATTTACGACCTAAAACAGTCATAGACATTTGGCCAGATTGCAAAAAGTTTGGCTCAACGCGGCGGATGTGCATACGGCGATTTACACCGATTAATGAATTGCCTCCGGGAGTGCCAGAAATCCAACTAATGTCACTAGTTGTAATACTAGAATAAATTGCTGTCTCGCCATTTAACGCAATTTGGTTTTGACCGTATTCATGCTGCCATAAATTATAACCTCCAGTAACATAATAAACTGGAGTTCCTGTAGTTGGCAGTGGGGTAATTGCGCTAGAACAAGTAACTAAAGTAACACCCGGTGGTTTTACAGTAGTGTTATAAATGTTTTGACTAGCCGTGATTTTGTAAGTTGGGCCTTGTGTTATATTCGAAAATGTTACACTGTCGCCCGGACTAAATGTTGCTGTTTGATCACCAGCCAAATAAAATTGATTTGAATTGGGAGCGGGCAAACTTGCTGGATGCGCAATAACATCCACCGCAGGCCCATATATTGGGTCGTAGTTCCAATCAATCCAAATTGGGCTAGGGAACAATTCTGTGGTGTAACCACAAGAGCGTTGTGCTCCTACAGCCTGACCCGCATCGTACCAAATTTTATCTTTGACGTTATAGATGATAGCGTCAGTGCATTCTGTGGCTGTGCCGCGAGGATAAAAGAACCAAATCTCATTATAGCGAGGCACTTTAGTTGCCCACACTTTTTGACGTTGTTCGTAGTTGATGTTGTCAAAAAGGTAGTTTACGTTCTTATCATTTGGCACTACCGTGACTTGACCATTGTAGCAATAGAAGCGGTCAATACCCATCCACCAATAAACGCCATCCATCTCAATTACTGCGCTAGAAGACATGATTGAGATTTGGCTAGAAACAATATCATAATTCCAGTAAGTTGAAGGCACTGTACTTGAGCCTGAACCCGCTGGGTTAAATGTTACACGAATTAAACTATCGGTTGCCCAAAACAAACCAGACGGTGAGTTAGTACCACCACGCATTGGTAGGCCCTTAACAATCTTAGAGCTACCTACGTTAATTTGGTTGGCTAGTGGCCCGTTCCAATCATAGAAAGTTTGACTTCCGTATACGCCATTGACGTTATTGTTGGCGATAAATCCATGAGATCCGTACACAAAAATAAACGGATACAAAACACAAACACCACCATCAACAGAGATTGGCTTGTATGTTGGAAACTGTCCTTGACTATCTGACAATCCGCTAAACGTCCAAGTATAATTTGTTCCGGGAGTTATTTGACCAACCAATACTTGGCTTGTAACACCGCTATCGATATTAACCAAGTCTTTAGCTGGATGGGCAAATACAGCCAATTCTCCGCCCGATGGACTAAATTGCGCATCAAACTGCCAATTGTTTAAATAAGGCCCGTCTGTAGGATCTGGCGTAAAAACAGCATTGCTTGTTAAATAAACCGTATTAGCATTAGCTGGGACTGTACCGCCAGTCAGTGTTACTGTTGTAGCGTTTGAGGTATATGTTGCAGAAGAAACAGTATATGTTGTGGCGTTACCGGTCTGCTGGAATATCAGTTTACTACTTGTCGGAAATGTAGATACAGCATTTCCGCTGATAACAATAGTTGAAGTTGCAGAGTTACTATTTGCAACGGGAACAAAAGCTGTTCCGGGTAAAATAACAACCGGAAAAGGTCCGCTGCCTGTTGCAAAAGTTGTGCCAGTGGTAAAGACATCTAGCTCTTTATAATTACCAGCAAAAATGTAGTTAACACCATTATATGGTTGAGCAACCATACCACGATAAATACCAACTAGGCTGGTAAAAATTGAGCGGTATCCGCCCATTTTCTTGGGCACACCGCGCTGAAAACGGCACCATACACCATCGGTATACTCGTCGGTCTCAAAGTAAGTACCATCACGTTTAATACCCGGTGGAACTGCTAATGTGTATATCCGGGTAAACTGTGAGGTATCTTGCTGAACATTATCAGCCGCCATTTAGAACGCCCCGCCACTAATTAATTCAGCAGTTAATGTTGCTGCTACGTTTACCGCAGGCTGCATTGGGTTAGAACCATTCATATTAATAATCTCGGTTCCGTTTGCGGTCAAACCTAAAACGCCTGTACCCACCAAATACATACCAGTGGTTGTATCGTTGTTAAATGAATAGGACGGTAGTGATTGTGTGCCGTTTGATGCGTAAAACAAACCAGTTGATGCTGCAGTCAACGTATAAAGATTGGTACCGTCACTTAATACTGTCAGAATATTGCCAGCGGATAAAATTAGTGGAGTTTGTGAACTACCTTGACACTGGAATGTAATGTTATAACCAGTCTGATTGGTGTTATTAACCAGAATGTAAATCTGAGTAATTGCTGGCAAAGTAACTGCCAAAGTCTGTGTGCGGGTGCCAGATTGAGCAATATAGGTTTGAATGATTGGTGCGTAAGATACCAAACTAAACGTGTTACCAACGATGGTATCAACGTCATAGGTTGCTGAATTAAATGTTACCGCAGAAGGTGCAATCCAACCAACGGTAATAAAACCACCAGCGACAGAATCATAGAAAATAAAGCCGGAATCGCCCGGGTTGGTTACTATGGTACTTTCGGTATTAATTAAATCTGGAGAAGTTGGCGTAATTGATAACGAACCAGTTCCATTATTTCTAAAACCAATCCACCAACCAGTTGACAGGGATTGCACTGAAGGTAACGTAAATGCGCCTGTTCCGCCGCCCCAATTAAAAGTGGTTGCTCGGCTGGCGTTATTAATAGTTGGCGTAGCAGAAATATCAACAACGTTTTGGGTGGTAGCTAATTGACCATTAATTGCAGTTAGGCCTGCACCAGCCAAAGTGGCTGCATCAGCATATGATGTGCCTGCAGCAAAGGTTACATTGCCCCAGACGCCACCAGCAGTCGAGTTATTAGTAAGATAGAAATACTTTGAAATACCAACAGGTACACTAACGGAGTTAGCTCCACTAAAGTCTGTGATAGTAAACGCATTGGAACCCAAATTGCGGAATAAAATATCTGCACCAACTGTGCCCTGATCTGCTTCTGGCAGGGAAATAGATAAGCTATTAGCAGTGGCAACGCAATCGATAATACGAGCAGCAGGAACTTCTCCAACACCTTGATTGACAATAGAAGGCCAGAAAAGAGGGGTATTTGATCCAAATGATAGGGCATAGTAAGAAACGTCTGTTGGGGTTACAACAGTACCTGTAAAGGGTGAAGTATAAACTGGGGTAGTCATCTATTAAGGTTCCTGTACATTCGTATTGCGATCCACACGACGAGTATCGTCTTCTTTCTTAATCGCTGTGATGGCATCTGTGTAGTATTGCTTCCAGATTGGCAATTTGTCCAAAGCTTTTAAGTAGCCCTGCGCTTGCAATAAAGCACCGTAGAGCATGGCTTGAGGTGCAATTTGAGTCCATAAGTTTTGCTGATTGTTTTGATCTAACGGTTGAATTTCAGCGTAGTAGATAATTTCCACTGGATAATTTTGGTCTGGAGCTGGCGCAAAATTCCAGTTGCTGTAATCGTAATCAGCGTAATACAAAGGTTTACCGTTACTAGATTCTGATAAATATTGAGATACGTAATCTTGACTTCTTAACAAAACAGGCTGACCATTTACTTTCATGGAAGTTGTTTTACGCCAACGAGCTGGTTTATTAAGAATGGTTTGGTTTGTTGCCAAAGTGGTCTCTACAACAATTAGTTGCAAAAACGTTTTAAGTTCAGCAGCAATTGAAGATTCTGCTAGTGCGATAAGATTAGGGATTTGCGCAACAAAGTCTGCATCGTTACGCTCCATGTAATCAATAATATTCGCTACTAGCGAATCGTAGGTCATTATTACCGACATTTTAAAACCTCATAGCCATACTTTTTGGCATTTCTATAAATCCTGTTTGTGAGGGTAGAGTACTTAATACCTAAATATTTTGCAAGATCTTCAAAACTGTCGTAAATAACATTTTCAAATTTAACTTTTACTTTACGTTTTTCTGAAATTAATTGTTTTTCTTTATTAGACACTTTTCTCCCAAACATCCAAGGAGTTTCTTTTTTCTTACCTTTTAGCGGGCTTACATAATTTTCGCCACGATATTGTGTTGTTGGAGGTTTTGCACCGCCCTCAGCTATATTCCAACCAATTTGTTTATTCGGTCTAATTTTTGCTTCTAAATCGTAACAATACTTTTCTTCACCAATTAAAATAACCGCTTTAATTAAACTATCCCAACCATATTTCTTAATTGCAGCTTTAAGATGCTGGTTATCAGAATATCTGCTGTGTCTAAACCAACGAGCTTCGGTATTTTTAGAAACGCCAATATACCCCTGATTAAACATATCAGTATGATCTTTATGGCGAATCCAATATAAAGATGTGTTCATCTACTATAGTAACTGATGTTAGGTTGGAAGTAAATTGGCGACTTATCGCGTTCTTCGTTGCTTGCAGCCATAAACGCTTTTTCAGCTTGTTGTTCCAAATACTGAATACGTGGCATATCTACACCGGGTAATTGCAAAGCCATACTGTGTGATAATTGTTTTTGTACGCAATTAATCCAGCGATCTGGCACGTAGATTTGATCTGTCAATGATCCCACATCTTCCATTTGCTTTTCAATAACCAATTCAAATGCTTGGAAGTTGTTGTTTGGGACAGGCCACAAATACATGGATGGATCAATTGTGCGATCGTACCAGTATTGCAATGAGCGTTGGCTTGGGAATTGTTTGTTTGGTAGATTCCAGTAATCATCGCGGTTTAAGCGAGCTAAAGGAATAACCTGTTGGGACTGAGCAAACTGAATCGCACGTAACGAGAATGTCGATGTTGTTGTGCGGTTATTTAGGCGATAGTAATAAAACTCTTGTGTTGCTTGAACTTGGAAGTATGCCCATTGGAAGTCAGACAATGTGGTGGCTGGAAAAGACTGCCAAGTAGTCCAATTAATACCGTCGTTACTAACTTGTAAATCCAAGTTATAGGTCGTTGTGGTATTAGGGGAATAAGCGTTAAAGCCCACATAGAAAATGCGGGTTTGCTGACCATACGCTGCACCAAAATAGTTTTCGCTCAGTGTTGATGTAGCGTGTAAGTTTAAATTCGCATTGTTTGTTTGGTCAAACAAAGCTGGCGAATTGACATTATCAGTTGGTAATGCGGCTGAAATGGATGGATTGACAATGTAAATCCAATTGGCTTCGCGAACATCAATTGTGGTTGGTGGTAAAGTAATCCACTGTGCGTTTGTTTGCGCGCCAATGACGTACTCTTCCAACAACCAAAGATTAACGCCCAAATTAGACAGATTTTGCAAGTTGTAAAAAAGCGCTTGCTTAGCTGCGTTAATATATTCAGGCGTAATTTCTTCTGCTGTTTTACCAGCATCACGATATGCATACGAAATTAACTGGTCAACACTAATAGTTGTTTGACCAGTTGTTCCACTATAAGCCATATTACCTTCCGCGGCCAGCGGCTCGCTTAGTTACTTTTTGTGGCAAGTTTGCTTTGGCCTTACCGGCTTTAATAAACTCTTTGCCTACCTTTTTAGGGATACCCAGTGTGCTTTTTCCTGCAGCCGCTGCATACATTGCAGCTTGTTGGTCCTTAGATTTGATTGGCATTAGCAGATCTTTCCGCCTTTTTTCTTAGGCGTTGGGGCGGGGTTCATACCACCTTGCTTAACAAACTCAGCTTGCTGTGCTGGGCCTAAATATTTCAATGCATTGGCAGCACGGGCCGCCATTCTGTCCTTGTCGTTCATAGTACCTTGAGGGGCAACTGCGCTTTGAGCCATTTTACGCTCAGAGTCAGATACTGCACCTTGGCCAGCCATTACTGACTTGCCATCAGCATACTTTTTTATTGCACCACCTTTTTTCTTTGGGTTCCAAGGCGCTGGGGATCCTGCTTTTTGATAGTCTTCTAAACTTGGAAAATTATTTGCCGGGCCAAGCGAAGGTAGTTTAACACCGGATGAACTTGGTGCGGGTTGCGCATAATTCATATTATCGTCGTCTGAACTTCTATAATTTCCAGTTTTTACCGCTTTAAGGGTGCGCTGTTGGTCTGGAGTTAAATATCCAGTCGATCCACCAGTATCAAACTTTTTTACTTCACCACCTTTTCTGTACTTGTTTGGCATCTCTTTAGCACCAGAAGCAGCATCAGCCTTTTTAGGACTTTCACTTACTTTCTTAGCTTTTGATGTGCCAGCGGGTTTTCTTTTTTCTTTAGCAACGTCGCTGCCTTCCATAGCAGGCTTTTCTGTAGCTTTGGATGGGGCTTTAGCAGTAGCAGGTTTGATGTTTTTTACTTTTTCGATGTTAGACAAATCGCCTGACGCTTTTTTGGCTTCATAAACGTTAGTTACTTCACCTCCGGATTTGTACTTTTTAACAGTACCGCAATCTTTTTTGGCTCGGCCACCTTTTTTGAGTTTAATCTCAGTTGGCTCGTCTTTATCGTGCTCGGCTTTGTCGTGCTCTTTAAAAGCCTTTTTAATCATCTTTTTGTCTTGCTTGATATCATCTTCGCAGACTTCTCCGCCTTTTTTATAAGCAGAACCGCCGCCGCAATATTTTGCAGCTTTAGCGTGGCCGCCTTCTTTAAAGGCCTTCATTTTTGGGAGTGACTTAAAACCGTCCATGTGTTTGATTCCTCGAGGTTAAATTGATATGCGGACTGATCAGGTCCTACTTATACTAATGCAAAAATAGGGCGTTTTTCGCCCTAAATTTTGGTTAAAAACAGCTCTCGCTCTTTTTCTCTGCGGGGTTTGAGCACTGCGGGAGTAACCCAATTCATAAAGGCATTTGCTGCCTTTTGATAATCGTTTTTATTAAGGTGTTGAACCACCTCGGATTGTTTAAAGTGATCAGCCCCAATATTAAAGCATAGGCTGTATAAGGCGTCCATTTGGTTCTGGTTAAGGGGTACCCTCACTGAACTGGCTACGGCCTCGTCACACCACTTTAAATCGCTTTTAAACAGGTCTTCTACTTGCTGATCTGTCAGGGTGGCTGTAAGTAGCCACTTTTCATTTGGTTTTATTAGATGTCCGACTCCAATGGTCCAAAGACCTTTAGAGTCGCGGTAGGCTTTGTGGCGTTTACCCTCAAAGCCGGTAATAAAGTTAAAAGTTGATTCGGTTATTGCCACGATGTCTTTTTCTATAATTCTGACAATAGGGGTGTTTTGTAGCACCAAAATTAAGGTGCAAAACCAAATAACTAAAAACAGCCTTTTATTCATACTCGCTCCTTTCTTGCGGCATTATGCCACAGAATTAGGGGTGGGTTTTTTCGAACTCTTGTAGTTTAGTTAATTGGTCTTTTACTTTGTTGTATTTTGCGTTGTTTTCTGTAATAACGGCGAGGAGGGTAGCTTCGTCAACTCCGGAGCTGGCTCCATCAGTGCGGCTGGGGGTTGAGCCCTCACCAGTTGTACTTGCGTTGTACAGCCGGACAAAGCCATCACTAACCATGCAACTAGAACCATCACTATGCTTAACCGCCAAAGAAATTTGTCTTTGTAGATCGGCGTTGTTATTGGTAAGTTGTTCAATTTGTTTAACATAGTCTGCAACCAGCTGGTCGCCTTTTCTTTGAATGTCATCTTTATCCTTTAATGCTTGAATGTTGGCGTGTTCTATTTTAACTTCATAGTAATCTGAAGTCCAAGAGTATGCTCCGTATCCGGCCACAACGGCTGAACAAGCCCCAACGATTAGGTAGATGTAAATACCGCCAGCTAAGCTGGTGATATTAGTTAGAAGGTTTTTCCACATCTGTTTGTTCCTTTGGCTCTGTGTCTTTTTTAAGCATCACAGCAGCACCATGCGCGCCAGCGATAATGCCAACCGCCTCAGCAAAGTCTTTTAGCGCAGGCATATTGTTGTGGATCATTTCATATGTAGCGCCAACCAAAACAGCAAGAAACGAAAGCATCCAAGACCAACGGCCAATGTCGTGGGTCTTGTTATCTTCGCCGGTTAATAGATCATTTAAGATCTTTTCTGCGCTCACTTGTGATTGCGCAACTCGTCTAGTTTGTCCTCAATGCGGTGAACCGCTTTAAGAACTTCTTCCCAACGATCCGCAAAGTCGGTTTTGTGTATATAGTTTTCAGCCAAATGGGTTCGCAAATCATGCAAATCCAATTTGAGAGCTTGAACGGCAGTCCATAGCTCTTTTAAAAACCAACCAATGGCCACAAAAACCAATGGCAACACCATGTTAAAAAAGGATTGCAAGTCCATTATTTTCCCTGTAATCGTTTAGCTTCTTCGCGAGCAAATTTAATAACAGGAGGAACGTTGGCGTTATCTTCTGCAACGGGTGCTGGTATGGAAATAACTGGCTCAACGGGAGCCACGACAACAGTTTCTGCAGCTGGTTGGGTTTCAGTTGATTTCAAAACATCCAATTCAGCTTGAATTGAGGCTAATAAATTTTCTGTTAATGACATAGTATTTAGTATAAGTTAATGTTGTTTTGTCAAATAGTTACCGTTGCGCTACCGGTTGGGGTGGGAGGAGT